ATCTTCAACTACAGCTCTTCCAGATGCTTGGATAGGGTCTAACGGTGGTTGTATTGTGATTTGGGGTGGTTCTCTGTAATTGTATCCTGGATCTGTTATTATTATTTGATTTACTGTTCCATCAGCAAAAAGTGCATAACCTTGAGTTGTTCTTGATGGAATTGGTGGTTGAATAGTAATCGTTGGTGGTACAGTGTAACCCCCACCAGGATTAGTTAATACAAATGATCCTATATTTTCTCCATCTAGTGTTACATATCCTCTTGCTTGCAAATCAATATTATAACCATATGCTTTTCTTGTAGATGAACCTGAAATAATTAATCTGGTTCTTGCAGAATCTATAAAAACATCTTGTGGATATAAATCTTTAGATGAAAAATCTAAACTTGTTAAAAGACTTGCAGTTGTAATATCCCACGCAGTCGTTAAAGTAAAAGCATATACTGTGTTTAATCCACCTACAAATAAATCTTTACCAGTATCATTGAAGTTAAATCCTAAATTACTAAAATCATTTGTAATTGCGGAAAGATTTAATGAAGATACTTGTATTGGTGATAATGTTGTAATGTCCCAAGCAACTGCTAAAGAATATTTTCTAATTGTGTCTGGAGAGTCTCCATCTAAAAGATAAATAAATCTTCCGTTATCTTGAAATCTTACCCCAGCGGCACCAATTGTTGATATGTTGGATTTATAAGTTACTGATGTTAATAACCAAGGATTTCCTAAAGTATATTGAGCAACTTTAAATCCACTTGATGTCAGTCCAGAAACATACATCCTTGTACCATCTGGACTGAATTCTACTCCAGTTGCATAAGTAAATGATACTCCAACGGTTAGGTTATATGTGCCAACATAAGATGCTGATGTGATATCCCAAGGTACTGTTAAAGTATATTGTTCTATTCTGCCTTGTGTATAACCAGATGCTCCATGGGCAGTGTACATTCTGTCTCCATCTGGAGATATGTACATTCCTTCAAGACCAGTATTAATTGTTTGTGAAGGCATCTCACCCAAGAATATCGCATTACTGATAATATCCTCTGGGTAAGAAAACTCTAATGTAGGTAAAAATGTATAACCATCTCCAGAATTTCCTATGGAAACTGAGGTTACTGTTCCTGCTGTACCTATAGTAACATTAAATTCTGGAGGTATAGTTGGTGGTGGTGGCGTAAATGATACTAATGGTTGATATGTGTAACCTCTACCAGAGTCTACAATTGATACTGAAGCAACTTCTCTTTCACCTAAAACTGTTGATAATACCGCTGTAGCAATAGCAACTCTTCCTTGTGGTGGAGTCTCAATATAAATTTGTACATTATCGTCATAAGCAGTACCAGCATTAATTAAGTTTAAATTTACAATGCTAGAATTACTTATTGCTGATGATGCAGTCGCTTGTTCACCAGGTATTGCTGTTGGTAATTCTATATCACTATCTAACTCTAATGTATATTCTGGTGCTTTATAAAATCCTTCATCTACAATGGTTCCATTAGGAACAATTGTGATAGAATTGGCAGTTTTATATTCTATTGTCTCGTAATGGTGTATTCCAGAATAAAGATTTTCATACGAACCATATTTTTCTAGTAGATATTTGTCGAGAGCATATTGTGTTTTTGGCCATTCATCATAGACATTTAATATATTATTTGACAATAAAACTACCCAGTCTAATGTAGAATCATCATAAAGATTCTTTGCAACATTATCTGGGCGTTCATCGCCAATAATGTCATACTTTGTAAAGTATTTTAAATTACCAAAAATATCGTCTCTTATTTTACCCCTCTTAAATAAATTCTTTACAGTTACATAATCATTAAGATTCCTCTTTCCTGGGAATCTACTTACATATTCAAAATTGGGTACGTTTCTAAAATAGAATGCCATTTTTAGTAACCTATTTCGCTAGAAGAATCGTCATAATCTTTTGCGTATATTGGTTCAAGTTCCATAAATTGTAAACTTAAAGTATACGAAAACATTGAGTGACTTTTATTGTCCCCATCTTCCATGAAATCTTCATTAAATGTCATATAAGAACCATCTGGAGTGTAGTCAACACTGCACGCTTGTAATGCACATTTCTTTATTTTGTTAATTCCCTTGTGTGGTTTTCCCTGATAGAAATATGAGATTTCATAAACACATGGAGCTTTTAAAAACAAATCTTTTGGAGTAGTTACTACTGCCATAGTTTGTTTAAAAAATCTAATAATTCCTTTTACTTGTTCTGCCTCTTTTATAGATCTTGGTGATAATTTAAAATTAAATGTAAAAGGTCTCAGTGTTGGTCCATCAAATAGTAATTCTAAATTTGGATTTACAATTGCACCAGTTAATCTTGCCGCTAGATTTGTTTGTACTGCTTGTTCTGCTGCATATAATGCCACAAAGTTTTGTATTTGTGATGATACCTCACCGTCTTGGGTAGTTCTTAATGCATTTGATAATGCTGCTTTAGCACCTTCCACACCATTGTTTATAGTTCCTAGGGACAAATTTGCCCCTCCCATTTGTAAAGGTGTTATTGTCCCTTCATTCCACTTAACACCATTTTGGTCTGTAATTGATGGTTGAATTGGAAGTCTTACGGATCCTTTTATTTCTTGCTTTAAATCACGTTCTTTAAAACTAAAGATATCTCCACTAGCACCACCAACATCTCTTCCACCATATTTAAATGCTTTGAAAATAATGTAATCTATTGATTGTGTTCCTTCGTTTAATGGATATCTATAATCTGCATATTCACCTCTTTGACCAACACCTTTAAAATCTAAATTTGCTATCCCAGATATATTTACTGAAGTTGCTGTAGTATCTTGACCATTTTGATTATTAACATCACCGCCTGTTGGTGGGGTGTCTGCAGGATTTGATGTATCTGGTGGAGTTATAACTCTTTTTTGTTCTTCTTTTGAGCTTATGCCACTATTTTCAAGTGTTCTTGTTACTTCCGTAGATGTATTTTGGTATAATTTTCCATTTTGGTTTGTTAAGGAACTTGCTTCTGAAGCACTTAAAATTTGCTTTCCGTCAGAAGATTTTAATAAATCCCAAGATGTTCCATTATTTGTTCTTGCTACTGGAACCCAACTACCATTTCCAGTTACTACTCCAGTTAAATTATTTACTCCTTGCCACTTATATAATGTAGTTGTTCCTCCAGTAACTGCAGTTCCTCCAGATTGCTGAGAAACTGCAGTAGATGTCCTATAAAGACCACTAACTCCAGTGGATGATCTAGCACTTCCACTAGTTTTAGATGAAAATTCTCCACTACAAATTTGACCTTGGGGACATTGAAAGTTTCCTGCCATTATCAGTTCCCCCTAAAGTCTAAATCATTTTTGCCGTATCCTTTATAATTTCTTACTCCTCTTAGCATTTTCTTAAATGTTTTGTTAGTGTCTTTCCAAACATCAGTTACTAAAATGGATTTTTCTCTACCTTCTTTTATTGATACAAAAGATTCAATTGGTATATTTATGGCAGTCATCCATTCGTCAAATGCTATATCTAATAATAAACCTTTAATTTGATTCATATTATATTTAGACACAGAACTATATGGTAAATTTAATCTACCTTCCATTAAATTTTCGGTTATGATTTGTCTCTTAATTGGGTCAATATAATGCAAATTACTCCCAGTAAAAGAATTTCCAGAAGTTGAAATTACATATACTAAAGGATTTCTATCAAAGTATTTTAAATTTTTTGATGATGCTTCATACTGAAACATCATTAGATGACCAGATTTTGGAATTCTTCTTAGTACATTTTTATCTTTACTTCCTTCTTCTCCATTATCTTGTTGCTCATCTAATATTAATCTTTGTGGATCATTTTTATATTTTTCTGATAATCTTTTAAAGGCTCTTCTGTAGAAAATTGATGATCTTCCTTTTCCTTCTAGGTTTACTTCTTCGTTAATTTCCTCAAACAGAGTTTTTTTAGACATTATTTTATACCTAAATCGTCTTCTGTTATAATTTTAAATTCTAAAAGTCTATCTTTACACCACTCTTCTGCAGCCTTCCATTTGGCTTTATTTACTTCATATAACTGAGATTCATATAAAAAAGATTTTGTTATTCTTGATTTTTTCTTTGGTGGGGCAGTTTGTCTTTTTGGTTTTACTTCAACTACGTATGTTTTTATAGACCCTCTTTTATCTCTCATCTTTACTATAAAGTCTGGAAAATACTTATGAACTTTTCTATCAATTGGTGATATGTAAGGAATAAAAAATTCCTCACTTGCCCACTCTAAAATATTTTCATTTAAGTCGCACCATTGACAAAATTTGCGTTCCCAACTACTTCTACAAATAATATTATTAGGATTACCTTTATATTTTTGTGGGTTTGATGGTCGGTACTTGCTTTTTATACTTTCGTTCATAAATTAACTACATAGTATATAATAGTAAAAATATTTATAGATGACTGGTAAAAGTCTTCCACCAATAAATCCTGGAGTATCCATGTCTAGAATAAAAAGCAGGTTATTGCAACCTGCTTTGACTTCTAATTATTCTGTTATAATTACTCCTCCAGGTAAAGCATCTTTTCCTAGACAATCTGGAGATAAAGGTTTTGCCTTATCATTTATAGAAACCCAATTAGGTGAACAAATAGATAATGAAATATTAGAATTATCCTGCTCTGAAGCATCTCTTCCAGGGTCATCTTTTGCAACTATTGATATTAGTAATGATTATATGGGAATAACACAAAAACATGCTTATAGGAGATTATATGATGACAGGGCAGACTTTACTTTTTATGTAACTCAAAATAGTAATTATTATCAAATAAGATTTTTTGAAGCATGGATGAGATATATTGCAAATGAACAGTATATTCAAGGAGTATCTGCTAATGATAAATTATCGGGGGCATCAATATCTAGAGTTCAATATCCAGAATTTTATAAATCAGTTATTCAAATTGCCAAATATGAAAGAGACTATGGAACAGGAAGATCACCGACATCACCAATACTAATTTATAAATTTATAGAGGCATTTCCTATAAGTATTAATTCTATTCCAGTATCTTATGAATCTTCTTCTTTATTAAAAGTTACCGTATCTTTTTCTTATACTAGATATGTCATTGATGACTTGACTACAGTTGCAGAATCGACAGTACCAAGTAGAAATCCAAATTCAATTGGAAATCCAGATGTTCCTTCTGGAACAACAACAGTACAGTTAAATGGACCAAGATCTACGGATATACCTAGAAATGTTACTTTACAAGATGGAAGATCTACATTAGCCCAATTGAATGATGGTGTATAAGTTCTTAAAAGCACAATAAATAAAGTAACTGAATTTTATAGGAGATTATGCCTTTACCAAAAATTTCTGCCCCAACATATGAGTTGGAATTGCCTTCAACTGGTCAAGTTATACAATATAGACCTTTTTTAGTAAGAGAAGAAAAATTATTAGTTCTTGCTTTAGAAAGTGAAGATACAAAACAAATTACTACAGCAATTAAAACAGTTATTAAAAATTGTATTATTACAAAAAATATAAAAGTAGAATCGTTACCAACTTTTGATATTGAATATTTGTTCTTAAATATTCGTGGAAAATCTGTTGGGGAAGAACTTGAAGTTAATATTATTTGTCCTGATGACGAACAGACTACAGTGCCTGTGACTATTAATATTGATGATATTCAAGTACAAAAAAATGATAAGCACAAAACGCAGATTAAAATTGATGACTCTATAATGATGGAAATGAAGTATCCTTCATTGGATCAATTTATTAAGAGTAACTTTGATTTTAGTGGTAATAGTAATATGGAGCAATCTTTTGATTTAGTTGCTTCTTGTGTTGATAAAATTTATACTGAGGATGAAGCATGGTCTTCCTCTGATGTAACTAAAAAAGAATTAATAGAATTTTTAGATCAGATGAATTCTTCTCAATTTAAAATGATTGAAGAATTTTTTGATACTATGCCAAAACTTTCTCATGAAATTAAAGTTACTAATCCCAACACTGGGGTTGAGAGCACTGTCGTTCTGGAGGGTCTGTCGAGTTTTTTCGTATAGCCCTGGTCCACATGGACTTAGAGAATTATTA